ATCTTATATTCGTTAGTCCAACACCTGAATCATTCATAACATTCACTTCATCAACAGTAAGGTCTTGTGGGTTGTTTGCACCTGCTGTTTGATTTCCTTTAATTGTTCTACTTGACATTTTTGAAGCCTTAGCATTTGTCACTGAGTTGGGTGCAATAGTTAAGGCTTCAGCACCTGTTACATCGCCTGTGTGGGTAGCGTTTGTGACTTTTGCTGTGTTGGCTATAATTGCATCGGCCTGCTCTGCTGTGATACCTATTTTAGCGGTGTTAGCATCAATAGCACTTGCTTGCCCTGCGGTTATACCCACCTTTTCATTGTTGGTAGCAATATCACTTTCCATTTCGTCAAGGTTTACATCTTGTGTAACAGTAATGTGTCCGACTTTGGTACTAGCGATACTGTCAAAGGAAATCTTACTGTTGTTAGCTACTACTTGATTGAATTTAGCACTTGACATAACACCCGCCTTTTCAGTATCCGCACTTTCTAGTGTTGCGTTTTCTCCTGTTGATGAGTTTATATCAACTGTTGATCCTGTTCGAGTTCCTTGTGATAGGTCTGTTGATCCAGAATCAAAAACATTTGCCGGTTGTACAAGTATATTATTTTCTTCTGTTGTAACAGAAATTGACAAGTCATTTAATGTAACTTGTATATTTATACCCCCAGTTGTGACTGTTATATTTGCCATAAATAATTATGTTGAAAGTGTGATGTCTTGTTTTATTCTAAAAGTTCCGCGCAAAAGAGTTGTGATGTCATCTGTTGTGCTTTTCATTTGTATATCGTATTGATAATCCCCCGCATCAATTTCTGTATCTGTATATGGAATTTCAATAGTCGTTATACCACTTAATGGTGTTGTATGTACTGTCACTTCTTTTTGTATAATAGCACTAGCATCAGCATCTGACTCAAGCGTTTTTACTGTAAACCAAAAAGTATAGCCCGTGATGTCTATTCCAACACCTGCTGAGTTTTTTACTTCTACCACTATGTTTTCACTATCTCCCCTAAAAATTGCGATTGTTGTGTCTTTTGTCATGTGTTTTGTTTTATATTATAAAAGTTTTTTACTATACAAATTCTGTGTTTGATGCCACTAATCCACCCTCACTTGCACCTCCAGTACCTCCGTCAATAACTATTCCCGTATCGTTTATGGATCCACCACCACCTCCTGCACCTGAACCTAGTCCGCCACTATTAGAGCCGACAGCATCTATGTTACCTCCTAGTCCTCCTGCCGCGGTGAATGAACCTGCCCCGTTTCCTCCTCTCCCGAAGTTTCCTGACGATGAACCGCCTGAAGTGTTACTTCCACCCACACCTCCATTACCTCCATTTGCACTAATAGTACCTGATGAAGATGTTAATGTGTTGTATAAAATTACACAAGAACCTGCTGATCCACCGCCTCCTCCTCCTCCGCCTTGACCATTTGTGTTATTAGTTCCTGCTAATCCGTTTGCACCTGATACACTTATTGACCCTGTAAAATTCAAAGCACCTGCACATTCAATAATAAGACCACCACCTCCTGCCCCTCCTACCCCTCCGACTATTCCGGCAGTGTTAGAACTCACTGCACCTGAACCACCTCCTGACCCAGAATAAATAAAAATTGATTTTCTTTTTAGTTGCCATTCTTCTTTTGTATAAAATTGAGCATTTGTAGTTATTTGCAATCCTGCTACTTGTGAAAGACTTCCACCTCCTCCATAATGTATAGCTGAATCTAAAATCCCTATACCATTTTTACCAATTACTCCTGCATCTCCTGCACTACTACCACCAACAGGCCCTCCTGCCCCTCCGATTCCTGATAAATCAATCGCGGGCTGTGTGGATGAGATAATAACATCGCCTTGTGACTTTATACTTACAATCGCACCGTTCTCATGTGCATTAGTAAAGACAAGTTTACCACTTCCTGTTATTGAAATGGATTTATAATTTAATGTGTAGTGCTTTGCACCTCCAAGGTCAATCGTAGTTGTTCCTGTTATTGCAAGAACGCCGTCTGCACCAGTACCTCCAAATGGTGTTCTTAAATGTGTACGACTGAGTTTGCCGTCCGCCTCTAATTTAGGCACACGACCCTCGTCGTTTGATGGTGTTGCATCTCGTTCACTTGCGTTTATAAAGTCTGTTGATGTTGCATCTTCTCCTGGTGTAATCATATTATCCTGTAATTGTTATTTGGTAATCGAAAAGATAACTGACTGTTTTATCTTTTTTTGTATTTTTTATATTCATATATTTAACCAGTGATAGATATAGCATAGTCGATGCGAGTATCTTCTCCCGCTGACTTCGAATAAGGACTTGCGAATATTGCGCGCGAAAATAATCGCCCACCGATAAACATTCCAAATTCTTCATATACTCCGTCTGGCAAAGTCCCCGCACTTATAAAAAACTGAAAGGTTGCGCTGTCATTTGAAACTACCTGATTTGCTACAAGTATCCCTGAAACAATAGCATTGCCGAGGTCTGTGTCACTATTGGCTGGCGCTGTGTCATCATCTCCAATCTTTGCGCTGTCAATTGCGATTCCGTATGTTTGGTCGTTGGCTAGTTGACGGATCACAAGGTTTCTCCCGTACCCACTCGAGCTTACTACTTTGTTTGTTTCTTTCTGGGTACTGATAAGTTTACCGTTTATGTATTTACGGATAGTCAACTCACCTATAAACGATAAATTATTCTTTAATTTTTGCATCTGATTGATTATATAATGTTTGCAATTCTTCTTTTTTTTCTTGAAATTTTTGGATAGATATATTTAAATATTCTATTTTTTTTGCGATGTCTTCTAAGGTATAACGTATTTTTTGTTGTATTACTGGAGGTCTAGTTATATCCACTGCATTATTATTTAATGTGTTGGCTTTTTCAATTTTCATAGAGATTTAAATACCTAGGTTTTTTAAGTCCTTCGGTATTTCCGTTTGGATAATAAAAGTATACCACACATTATTGCCAAGTACCAAAGTTCCATACTAATTTGTTTGGCGTTGTACCCTCATCATTTGACCACTTGTATGGACCAGTACTAATTGACGGCGCTGAAAGTACGTCTGAGAATGTTGCGGTGTCGGACAATATCAAGAAAGACAATAATGTTTCCGCCTCGTCTTCGGACAATTCTTCATCAAGAAGTTGCTTTTGTAAAAATTCAAGAATACCAATCTTTTTTAATGTAGCAAATTTTACTTTGAACAATAGCTTGTCGCCGTTCGGATCAGTCGGGATAAGTTTGACTTGTTGTATTACTACTTGCTCGCCTATCCCTTGAAATGTATCAATTATTGATATTAATTGTCCCGCTCTTAATCCTGGTATTTCTGTTTCAAATGCACCGCTTATAAGATTTTCTCCATATGCTCTAATTTCCGCAAGTGCGCGCTCTATCGCTTCATCGTCTGAACGGATTGTTTTGTCGCGAATAGCAAACTCTCGCACTCCGTACTCCGCAACTGATACAGGCTCTGGCACGTTTACAATAATGGGATATAGAGGATTTCCGCTCACATCTATTACTTGCAACTCTGTTGGAATATTACCAGTATTAAATTTGATATATTTTTGTTGAAAACTCCACATGCAATCAAATAATAATTCATCATCAATAAAGTCAACGCCTACTGTTTGCGCTACACTGTCGACTGTTACAATTGGCTTTTCTGAAAACTTATACTCAAGGTTAATACTACCCTCATTGGAAAGTTCTGATCCGAGACGTGTAATTGACCGAATGTTTCCTATTTTTTCCCCTCCCTGCACAAGTATTGTATTTCTTAATTGTGACAAATCATCTTGCAAAGTCAAAGAATTATATATGTATTTATTAAAGTCTGGACTTGCCTCGTCATCAGTAAGATTAAAAGGTGAAACTTCTTGATTTTTTGAAAAGAAATGAACGTCTTTATTGTAATCAACGTACCAAGAATAAGATGTTAGTCTTGAGAGTTTTTCCAGTGCCTCCGCAACAGTTATTCTATTAAATGCCACCGAGTCTATTTGTAGATCTATCGCTGAAACACCCACTGTTGTAAAGCCTGTGGTGTACTTTGTTATTATGTCAAGAATTACCGCCTCGACATTTGTGTCCGTGTATCTTTCTGTAACGAGCTGTCCGTTGAGATCATATATATAATCTTGACATGTTACTTTGTACTGAATCATTTTTGCGTTTACTAATTGTTGATCAATACGAACAATACGACCTCCAAATTCTCGGATGCCGTTAATTGTTAATATAACTTCTTTAAATATAAGTGGCTCGTATGTTTGGCTTTCTGTCTTCCTTATAACAAAAGTAAGTGTATCCGGCTGATTGTTTAGCCTATTATCTCTATCAAGTGATTGCCACAAAATAACACCTGAACGATCTATTCCATCAATTGTTAATACTACACTCATATTTGCGCTACTAGATTAAGCTTTTCCATTATTAGATTCGCGAGTTCTTCTGGCGCATCTGATCCAAATATTCCGCCGTTGATAATAATATTCATTCCTGAACCTCCTCCAAGTTCTGAAGGATTTTTTGTTGCTATCAAATAATCTTTAGGGTGGGTTGTAATTATGTCGCCAGTTGGAGAAATGATTGCATCGTTTACAGGCGTGATACTACCTATTGAACGATTGACCTGTGAAAGCGTATTACTTCCTCTGACCGCATCCATAGCGGCAGCGAGTTTTTTATACATCTCAATTTCTGCGTCAATAGCTTTCTGAGTTATAAGCAAATTGGAAGTGGATGTTAGCTGATGCAGTGCTGTCATTTCAGCTTGCTTTGCTATAATGAATTCTACCTTTTTTGCATAAAGTAGTTTTTCTTCTTCTCTCTGCTTTTTGGTTTCTTTCATCTCATCCCTTAGCTCTGACATTTTTGAGTTGAACTCTTGCTCGGCCATACTTCGCTTTATTCTAAAATCCTCAATAGCTCTCTCTAAATCAGACAATGATGCTCTACGCCTAACCTCAACTATTTCTTCCTCCATCGTGCTTATCATTGCCGCGTTCTCATCTAGTACCGCGCGACGTTGATCAATCTCGCTTTGTATGTCAATCCTCATTCCTTGATTGCTTGTTTCTGACAGTTTTTTTTCTAACGCTGCAACTTCATCCTGTGCCAACACTATTTGACTTGAAAGAGATGACCTATCTTGCCCTCGTTTTGCAGCAAACTCGTTGTTTAGATTACTCATGCTCTGCCTAATTGAATCAAGCTTATTTTCAAATTCTTCTAGAACTTTTGTTTGTCTTTGACCTAGCTCAAAGAGTGCATCACTTGATGCTTGACTAAATTCTTTATAAGTATTATTTACATTTTTAACTCCCTCTGCTAATAAGTTCTGTTCTTCAGCTAGGTCTTTTGTTGCTAATGACATTTCTTGTAAAGCAGGAGCAACAATTTCCAATGATTCTTTGGCTTTTTCACTTGATTTAGTAACAATCTCAGCCCATTGTTTTTGTGAGTCTGAATCTGAAGCAAGAGCTTCTCGTGCATTATTCACACGATCATTAATAGCTTGTAACTGTTCTTGAGTAGCACCGTTAATAATAGCAATTGCCTTAGCTTGATTAGCTTTTGCCATTTCTAGAAGTACTGCATTATTACTTTCTTCCGCGTGTTGTACTTGTTTATTTCGGCTCTTAATAAGATCAAGGTTTCTGTCGCCTGCCTCTTTTTGCACATTTTCAAGAGTGTCCATAGCTTTTTTGAATTTTTGCATGGACCTATCAATAAGAGCAATTACCGTTGTTAATGCAATAATTAATATACCAATACCACCCGCTGTAGAAATCATTTGGGACGTTTTCCCAATAGTTAATAGCTGCGTATTAAGTATAGGTAACTTTGCAGTCAGCAATGTTGCTGATTGGTTCATTAAAGAAAAGCCTCGAATAATTGCCGGTAGTGCTAATCCAAGAATACCAACCACTGCGATTGTTCCAGAAACAGCTAGTGTAAGAGTGATAATTACTCGAGATAACTCTTCATTTTTCTCAGCCCATTTTTGAAAGTTTTGTAACAATGGTAATAATCTCTTTGTAACATTGTCAATTATAGGTAAAAACATTTTACCAAATGTGACTGATAACTCCTCCATTGTTGCCTTTACATTTTGCGACCTCCTAATAAACGAATCATTGTTTATCGCGAAGCCTGATATTGCATCGGCTGACTGTTTGACTGAAAGCGTAAGAAGTGCTTGTGCTTTAACCTGACTTCTTGTAATTGGGTCAAGGTCTTTTAGTGTTTGACCTGTTTTTAACAATCCGCTATTTACTGCCTCAAGTTCAATTGATGATTCAAGTGCATTTATACCAAATTGACGCAAAGGCTCACTTGATCCTGCTAGTCCTGATTTAAATGCTTCCAATACTTGAGTGGGGTCAACATCATTAAACGCCGCCACCTTGTTAGCAACATCTAAGAAGCCCTTTGTTAGATTCTGTGCTTCCCCTCGAGCAAGACCCATAGGTACAAGTAGATCTTGGAGGTCTGCCGCCATGCGCGCTATTTCATGTGTAGCAGTAGGCATCTCTTTCCTAATGTCTTTTATGAAATTAGTCATATCTTCTGCTCCCTCTCCAAAAACCGTGTTGAATTTATTCCACGAACCCTCTGCTTGTGCTGCTGATTTAATAGTCACACCAATACCTGCACCAATAGCCACGAACGCCGCAGTTCCAATAACTGCCATCTTTTTAAATGCTGGCTCTAGTGTTTGTAATTTACCTTGAAGTCCCGTCAATTCTTTTGACGCTTTATCTTGTAGATCAAGTATTATTTTGAGATGTCTGTTTTCAGCCATGATTTTATTTTTTATTTCCAGCTCTCTCTATTTGATTGCGTATGCTTATAATAGACTTGTAATCTTCAATATCTTGATTACTCATATCTCTTATTTCTTTTGGTGTCCATCCGTATGTGCGAGATAACAGTTCCATTTGGACCAATATCGAGGGACTACGCTTGCCTTGCAACTCGCGTTTTATCTGTGTATAGTCCCTGATTATTTTGACGAAAGCAAATTGACTGCGTTATAAAGTGTTTCTCCGTCTTTTCTTGATAGATCATTCATCCATTCTCGAGAAAATTTAAACTCTTTTTCTCCCTCTTTGATATTTAGCACAGCACATTCTAGTGCTACATACTTTGCCTCTAGCATGACAGCTGGGTCAAAATCAAATCCCATATCTATACCTGCTGAGCTTTTCATTTTTGCCCCGCTCATCATAGTAGTCTGAATTTTCTCACTATCTCCCCATGTCAATTCTTTTTTAATTGAAACCTCTGCGTTTGTTAATTGTATTGTGGTCATGTTGTTTTATAGATTAAACCTTTAATGATTAAGAACTTGGTACGTTTGGATATGATGCTGTTAAGTTTTGCAATGTTATAACACTTTGTTCTCCGTCTGCTTCGTTATAAAATGCTTTAAATGAAACTTCCTCGGACACAAGCTCGTCAGCACCTCCTGAACGATTCCAGTCCGCGATTAATACTTTGTTTAGTAAGATTGTTATTTTTGGATTCAGCGCGCCTCCAATATCTGCAACGCCTTGAATAGTAATCTGCATATATTTTGCTGTATCACTTAGGTATAAATCTTTGAATGCCTCATTTGCAAAATTTAGCGCAAACGATCCCTCAATTACCATTTTAGAATTATAAGTATTATCTGGAGAATAAGAGCCGAATACATGGTCACGAATCCCTCCTTGGTCAAATGACATATCAAGACTTTTTAGTTTGATAGCAGTCGCATCCGCTAATCCTGCCTCTGCATCTGCAATCTTTACAGTAATATCACGCCCGATAAAGTCGTATTCTGTATCGTATGAAGATGTTTCTACGTGATCCGATGCTGTTCGTCCGATAAAATTACTCGTAAATCTTATGTAATCATCAATCGTTGCATTTAGTTCAAGAGTACTCAACATACACCCAGCGTACTTGATTTTTTGCGCTGAACCATCAATACCGAATAAAGTTAAGCTCTGGTGAATAATACTTTGTTTTAATGCGAAGATGTGGCTGTAAACTGAACCAGAAACTACCGCACTTGTAACTTTTCCATAAAGAGAAGCTAGTAAATACCCTATAGAATCCGCATGAACAATTCCCTCCATATCTCCCTCGACCCATTTTTGCGTTACACGTCTACCGATTGAATCTTCTAATACTCCTCGTACTGTATCATCAATAACATGTTCTGCTCTTTCTACAACATTTGCTGTCACATTTTTTTGCCACTTGTCCACTGTTGATTCCGCTGTTCCTCTTACTGCCTCTGTTGCAAATCCTATTTGAATATCTCGTCCTATAATTTCACTCATATAATTTTAATTGTTACTTGTTAATAATTTCACTGATAAATTAAACTCTGCTGACACCTCTAATCCTCCGACCCCGTCTGACACCGACCATGCACCTGCTTCGACTTTGGTCCACACTCTGTGTCCATCAATTGCATCAAAACTCCAGCCATCGTCTATCGCTTGTAAAAATGCATCTACAAGCGGAGGCATCGTCTGCCTCATTATTGTCCCGATTGATTTTTGTCGTGTACCTATAATGAGAAATACTTTCCATGTGTATAACTTCATATTTTCATTACTCGATTCAAAGCTGTTTTCCATCCCCGTTGGATAGAATATCGCCGCCGGATATTTTTCTATGTTCGGCGTTGGATGATCATACACCTCTCTTATTTCAGTTATACTATCAAGTATTTCTTCTATTTTGTTGTATAAGGTTGTGTAAATCATGAAGATAGTTTATTGATTATTTTGTCTAAAAATGACCTGTATAGCCTCTCTACTTCGCTATCTGCGGTTAATACTGCATAATTCAGCCATGGTCTTGCTTTCATTTGACCTTTTGGTGTACCCTCGTGAACATATACTCCATACGGCGCATTTGAACGACTTGGGTTAGGGTTTGCATCAAATGAAACGATTCCTCTTAGTCCCTGTACCTTGTAAGTGTGCGACCTTTTCAAATCTTTAGTATCGACTGGCACACCACCCCCGCTTTGCCCTACGCGCCATGGAGAGCCTTCAATAACTCGTCTATATGCCATCACTCCTCTATTTAAGAATAATCGACCTTGAACAGTGACTTCTTTCGGATTGTTTCTTATAGCTTTTTCAAGCTCTTTGAATCCTTTGGTTGTAATTTTTAAATTACTCATAATCTTTCGGTGTTTTTTCTGCTACTATTTGTAAATGTTTTTGTCTTCCCACAAGTAATTCTTTCACAAATCGAACAGTATATTCTTCGCCGTCCGATGCTATACGATCATCTGTCATAATAACTGTATCTATTGGACACCATATCGTGAACGCCTTAGTAAATCGTAACCCTAATGATTCCGACAATACCGAAGATGTTTGTTGTAAGTGACCATCGAAAGACACAACATCAGCAAGCTCTGAGTAACTATTGTTTACCCATACCATCCGCTTAACTGTAAATGTATTTGTGAAAAATATAGAAATTGTCATATTAAATAAACATTTTTTTATAGCTGTCTAGTATGTCGATTGCTTGAACTTTGTCATCGTACTTGCCGTTATCTGCATAGCTTACCGAGTACTCGCCTATCTTTTCACTTTTTACAGGCCCTGAATTTTCCCCTCTGTTTGCATAGTACATAGCGGAAGCGAGAACGGTTGCCGCGAACATAATGTCTTCTGGCGGTTTTATTGCAAAGCCCCACTTTGCTGTTATCTTCTGATTCGCATGTCCTGAAACAAAAAGACGTGATCTAAGTAGTAGCTTTGTGATCGGCAAGTCATGCTCGGCTGCGTTTATTGGTAGCTTGTAATAACCTGAAACACCACCCGCTGATATAGTTGTAAAATTATCCCCCCATAAATCATTGCCCACTTCCACAAGCGTAATCTCTGTACAATCATCAATCAAAAGTTCTTGCTTTCCTGATCCATTAAATAATCTAGCTGTTGCTACACTATCAGAACGGAAAACTCTAGCTGTGTATTTTTCAATAAAGCGCTGTGATGCTTTAATGTACGGCTCAATATCTCCCGAAGTGATTATAGTATCTAGGTAGTTCTCTATTTGTTTTTGATTTGTATATTCTCGGTCTTTGAACATATTGTTATTTTTTTACAGTTGCGGAAAATGATCCTGTCCTTATCTCTCTCAATAATTCCCACTGTGATTTGTCAAGGTCTTGTCGGCTTGTAATTACCTCGCCAGTATTTAAGTTCTTGTAAACACCTTGTGAATCGGGGGATAGCTTTTTATCTTCAATCTTCACTTCGTTTTTTATTTCTTTTTCATTCATGATATTTTTAAATTAATTAGTAAATCTTATGACCATAATACAACCCCCAATTAAGGGACTGTATATAACCACATATGGTTATGATGCCGCTGTTGTCAATCTAGTCACTGCAGTTGGAATAATTGCAATGTAGCCTACTTGAGAAATCCATCGTACTGCCTCTCGGTCAGTAGTGATAAGATTCAAGTCTGCGTTAGCTGCAACGTTTCGCACTGTACCTGCATTGAAACGATCAGTAATAATTCCGCCACGAGTTCCACGAATAGTAGCTTTCTTTAAGTCTCCAAAAAGAACAAATGCTGTTGAAACTGCTGTTGCACCAATTGCTGGCATAGCTTCAACTTCTACAAATGGACGTCCCCACACTGTTGCAGGAGAACCCATAGATGCCTCCTGGTATATATAATGTCCATCTGATCCTTTTAGTTTTCGAAGCACTGAACGTATTGTTCGGTGTGCATAAAACTTTCCGTTTGCTAATGCACCTTGTGGTGTTGCATCGATCATACTTAATAGCAAGTCTGCTGTTAGGTCAGAAAATGCTGTTTTTGTAGATGCCATTGCAACGTTGTTGGTGTTAGCGTTCAGAAGAAGTCCTGTGAATCCACCGAATGTAGATGTACCGTCTCCTCTGAAAAACGCCTTGTCTTCTTGAAATGCAAATCCTTCAGCAACACGTGATCCGAGGAATGACACAAAGTCAATTTCTCCCTCTGATAGCAATTCACGAGTCAATGTAACGATAGCTGCTAATTTCTTCAACTCAAGAGTAGCTTTTCCAAGCACTGCTTCTGTTGATGCAATTGAACCTGCTTCGTCTACCCAGAAAGTAGAAACATCAGTCGCAAGGTTGTTTGCTGTGTAGCTCTTTTCACGGAATGCCACGGTTGTAAACTCTCGCGCTGCAACTCCATACTCAGTCGTTAGGTGTCGAATTTCTGCTGACAATAAATCATCAGTGATATATCCTGCGTAAGGTGTACCACTTGAATCAGTCGTCATTTCTTTAACAAGTAAAGCATCAAATGAATCCCCGATAAGGTATTTTAATGAATGACGTAACTTTGTGCTTAGAGCTTTTCGCTTTGCCATTTTGTCTTGGTCTGCATCGATAGCATAGACTCCTTGGCTCTTAGCAATTGCATCTTTTTGCGCATCGATATACTTTTGTACATCAGCGAGCACGTCAGATTTCAATCCTTTCTTTTCTCGAGAGAAAATAGCGCTGATTGATTTGTCGAGTTCTGCTAAATCTTCATCTCCGTCTTTTTCTGATAGAGAATCAACTGTTGCAACTTCATCAGCCAAAACTTCTTGCTCATCTACACTTAGTTCTTTCAACATTGTTTTCACTTCAGCTTTTTGTTCTGCTGTTGCAAAACCTGTCGCTATAAGTGCTTTCAATAGTTTTAATAGTTTTATCATATTTTTTAATTAATTTTCTTATATTCTAATAATCTTTTCACTGCCTTATTCACATTACTACTTGCTCGACCTTTGTTTGTAGATATCTCGTTCATAAGGTTGGTGGCTTGTTTAATGAGGTATTTCTTTCGTGCCTCTAGTATCAGATTGTTGGATTCTATATTCTTTAATGCTCTTATCATTTTGCTTTCTTCTGGTATTGTCGGCTCTGTTGTTATTTTAATTACTATCGGTATTTCTTCACATTTGTCTTCATGTATTTGACCACAAGATGAACATTCTGTGATAGACTTTTCAACACTTGCCTCCGTTGCCTTTTCAAATAATGCTTCTGCATTAGCAGGTACAGAAACCGCACTGTCCTCGAGTAGTTCTGACTTTACTATTTTACCCTCGCCGTCAAAATCTTTAGGAATAAATCCGACTGAAGTTGCATTGAGAAATCCATTAAGTGCCATATTGAACGCCATCACTCCTTTTGGATTGTGCAAATTAAATTCAATTTCTCCTTGCAATTTTCCGTCTTTTACTTTTATTTTATTCACTTTTCCGATGATGTGTTCAATCGAGCTGTAATTGTGAGAATCTAAAAATACAGGATTTTTTTTGAATGATTTTAAGTCCCAGTTCTGCTCTACTATGTCGCCGTGCCGGTCTTCTGTTGCGGTTGACATAATTACATTAAACTTATTTTCATTATCTCCTGCTTGTTTAAATTCTGTATGTACACATGCTGATAAGCCTCTGTATTCAGTGCTTACTTTTTCCCAAAGTTCCTTATAGGTTTTCACGCCAAGGTCTGAGAATGATTTGTTTTGTAGTTGGTAAAATGTTTTCATTATTTTGTAATTAATTATTAAATGACACATCGGCAATTTATTGTTTCATCCGCTGGTCCACTTGGATCGCCTGGAAATTCTAACCCATTTGAAAAGTACCCGTTGAGTTCCACTTCTTGCCCGTCAATTGACTGATGTGAAGCCCTAACATTGCTATCTCCCACGCTTACCCATATTTTAGTAGGCAATCCCGCTTGTTTGTAAGCCTCAAGAGTACCATATTGTGTAACGCCGTGTACTTCTGTTTCTGCTATCATCCGCGCGCGAGCTTCCGTGATATTACTGTACGTGTCTTGTATACGTTGTATAAGTTCCTTTCGTGTTTCTCCTATTTCAAAAGACGTTGCAAATTCTTTTTTTAATTTTTCAAATGTCGTATTGTTTATTTGTTGTGAAAAAATATCAGTCTTATTATCAAGCCATGATTTCGCATTTGATGTCATTTGAAAACTAAAATCAGACCCGAGAAGTGTCCTAGCGTTTATTCCTGCCTCCTCAAGCAATGTTTCTAATAATGGTAAAAAAGCTTCTTTTGCTAGTGCAATTTCTATTTGCTGATTAAATACTTCTCCTATAAGGTCTTTTTTCTTGAATACATGCTTTTGCTCTGGACTTACTGATTCAACAATACGGTCCATTTGCCCCTTGAAATATAAGTCAACGGCTCGTTTCATTTTTAATGTTTGTCGGTCTAGTCGTTTAATTGCAAGCTTTTCATAAGCACGTCTATTGTCATAATCTTTCAACGGATTATTAAATGCTACTGCTTTTGTTTTTGCCTTGGTTGGTTCTGTAGGTACATTGGCTTCTGACCTCGATGTAAGATTAAAAGGAATAAGAATTTCATCTCCTCCTTTAAGTGGATCAAGACCTCGCATCTTTCGCGCTTCGTTGGTTGTCATGTAGTAGTTTTTTATTCCACTCTCGATTTCTTTTAGCTGTTGCTCTGTGTTCTCTGGTGTTGGGTCAACAAAAGAAAGATTCAAGTCAAACGGAAATAAGAAAGAATCAAGCTTTGTTGTGATGTCCTGTAGTAATGGTCTGATTGTTTCTTTTAGGAAAATACTAACCGCCGCGTCTGCATTATCAAATTTAATATCATCAAAAGAGCCAAGGATTGCTTTTGGTACACCTGTCATTATTAAAATATCTTCAAGCGTTACTTTTTTTGTTTCTATATATGAAAGCTCTGACGGAGATAGTCCGATGTTCTCATATTCGCCCTCACCTCCTAAGAATAAAGGTCGCCCTGAGCTTTGTGCTTCTGCATATTGACTGTCGTATTGGTCTTTTAATGTATCAAGTTGTGT